ATAACTTAATTCTTTCGGCAATTAACTTGTTATTTTCATCTTGCAAAAGATTCTTTCGTTCACTATCATTTAAATCTTGAGCAGCCATTTCTCCTATCTTGCCTTCAATAGCACTTGCTTTTGCTCTCGCTAATAAAGAAACTGTTACTCCATCAATAGCGGTTTTTACATCACCATTTAGTATTTTTTCTTTACTTAGATTACCAAAATAAGAAGGGTATTCATCTTGCAATTTTTTGACAGCAAGAAGTCTTTTATCCATAGAAACAGTATGATTCCCTGCTACTTCTATTAATGATTTTACTGAAGCTATTTCACCATAAGCACTTGATGTGGCTTTATTTATTGAATCTGCAACCTCTTCTTCGCTTTCTTTAAGTTTTTTATTTTGTGCGATTGTTTTTCTTTGAGCCTCATCCCAAAAAGTAAAACCAGCTATAATAGCAGAAAATGCTAAATAAGCAGCACCACCTACTCCAGCTATACCACCAAGCAATGCTGGAAGGTTATTTTGAATACCTCTAAATCCAAATGGTAAATCTTGAATAACTAAAGCAAGGTTTGTGTATTGTTGATTTGATTTTTTTAAGTTATTTGCACTTGCATTTATAGCATTACCAGCACCATTAGCTGCATTTTGTGTAGCAGTTAAAGTGGTTTTTAATTGGTCTAAATTAGTTTGTAATAGCTTAATTGCACCACTTGTAGGACTCATACCATTAGCTACAAGTTTTATCATGTAGGTTTCGAGTGCAGCTATTTCCTTTTCAACATTCTTAATACTCTGACCAAATAATTGATTAGATGCACTTATTTTATTAATCGTAGCTGTGTACTGGTCGGTGGCCTTAATTATAATATCAACACCTTCATTATTCGCCATTATTATACTGGTTTAATATTTTCGTATTTTTTTAGTACCTCTTGTAACTCATCGTTACTCATTATCCTAACATTCTTCTTTTTATTCCTATTATCACAATCTAACTCTAAAAGTTCAGTAGGCTTAACCTTCTTGCCTTTAGGTAGTTGCATATTAATAAGGATAGTAGTTTGCCATCTTGACCTTATCCACTCTTGCTCCTCTTTATGCCTATAACCATACCAAATAAAATCTAATTCAGCCATGGTCATCTCCCAAAACAAATGGGGAAGTATTTGACACTCCCCCATTGTATATCTTTCTATGTCAATCCATTCTAATTTTTTTTTTCTTCACCAGCTTCTGTTGACGTAGAACTTGGTTGCTCTAATCCGCTACTCATGCTTTCTGATAGTGCAGCCATGATTTCTTGGAATTTTGTTCCACCGATACCACCCATGTCATCTATCCAATCGCATACATCAATCTCCTTAAAATCTGGCGTTCTACCTTCCTTGTAGAAAGGGTATTCAGCAGCAGACCTTACTAAATTAATAATAGCATCTAAAGCATTCTCACCGCTTAAAGCTGTTCCTATCTCTGTTGGGCCTATACCTTGTAACTGACAGAATCTCTTTAGAGACCATGTGCAGAAACGCAGCGGTATTACCTTACCATCAGAAAGTGATAGGTTAAATTGTCCTCTCATATATTTTGGTTTTTAGTTTATGCGTTGGTAGTCATCACTAATGCTCCAGTACCAGTAAATGATGCAGAGAAAGTAGCTGGAGATTCCATGTCACCAGTAAAGTCTAAAGACTCAACCGCTGCAGTTCCAGTCCAAATCTTGTCACCACTAACGAAAGTAGAGAAAGTCAAAGTAACATCAGTTCTTGAGCTAACAGAAGAGAATAAGTCCTCTACGTTTACTCCAGCTGCTGCAGACTCGATTACCGCTAAACCATCTGTAGTTACTGACCAAGAACGTTGTCCTTGAATTTGAGCTGCCCATCCACCGCTATCTTTTGTAGATGCGTCTGGTAAGTCTGTGCTTACAGATAAAGAGCATGAAGTTGAGTGAGCTACTGCTACACCTCCGATTTTAACGACCAATAAGGTCCCGTTGAACACACCAGTTGTTGCCATGATATTAAATTTTAATATTTATTTGTTTGTTTGTTAATCTATTATGTTGTTTGAGTTACAAAGTGATTAACTATGATAACTCTTCTAAAAATATATGTTTCTTCTACATAGTCAAAAGTAGCCTGGTTTGACACCATATTCCTCGTAACTATCTTAAAGTTTGGAGAAGCATTTGGGTAATCTGCAGGAGCTACTCCTATGATTTCCAATAAGTCATTAGCCCATTCATCTACGGCTTTTTGACCTACTTCACCAGACTTAAATGTCCTATACACTATGTCAAACTGTATGCTTACATCAAAGTTATAGCTTGTTTTGTCACTATTCTCTACTGATGTCTGAGAACTTATCAACAAGAATGGAGGCTCTGAACCATCTGGAGCTATGGTATCATATACCGATAGTTCGTATGAAGCCGTTGTTATCTTGTCGAAATAAGCCTTTCGTATAGCATATCCGCAGTCTTTCATTATCCTTCTAACTCTACTTCTTTAGAATCCGTTTGTTGGCCATTTTGAGCCTCATTTAGCTCACCAAAGAACTTAATAAGGGGTAAGCCATACTTTGTCGGTAACTCTTGAAAAAAGCCATCTAATTGCTTAATTTGCTCTGCGTTTAATGTAATAGTCATATTTGGTTATTTTTTACAAATTTAGGTAAAATTATTTAGCTGCAATCAATGCTTTTAATTCTTCTATTTGTGCTTGTTGTTCTTGAATAGCAGCAGTTAAAAAAGCTATCATCCCTCTGTCATAAATACCCCATTTGTCATTTTCACTCTTTGGAGTATTAGCTGCCTCTTCTCCTAATGCTTCATTTACCTCTTGAGCAAAGAATCCTAATTGTCTTAAATCAGTAGGTAATCCACTTTCTTGTTTCCAATGAAAATATCTTGGCTTTAAATTCATTACTTTTTCTAAAGCATTATCTATAAATCCATCTTCATCTTTTAAGTTCATATCAGAAATGGTAGATAAAGTTCCACTTGTAGCTTGAACTGTTCCAGTGCCTAATGAAGCCATATTTACACTTCCACTACTAGAAATACGCATTTTTTCTATAGGCCCAACATTTTGTTGATATACTTTCCAAGCTAATCCTGCTCCTATTGGATTATTTACAGCATCAGCTACGATGTACATACCACCAAGTTCATTTGTAGATGCCTCACCCACTATAATAGGATATAGAACTCCATTAGTTGTAAAAGGAATGTGTACAGAAAGTATGTTTTGAGGATTATTCTTTCCGATTCCAACATTACCACCTATTGGTTGTAGTGCTAATGGGAATGTAGTTCCTAAACCTCCAGTAGATTGAGATTGAATCCAGTTTGCATTTGGAGCATTTGGATAAGCACCCATAATGATTGCATTGCTACCATCATTAGGTTTAAATACAACCATACTATTAGTTGTAGTACCACTTGTAGCTGGAGCAGCCGAAGCTCCACCAGAGAATGTAGCAGCACCAGTAGTTGCTATTGTAAGTCTTATGGAACCACCAAGCACGAATTGTAAAGGTGTATATGCACCACCAGTTGAAAATTCAGTTTCAATAATACCAGCCGTACCAGTATGGTTTAATGCTATAAAGTTATTATTTCCATTAGCAATAACATTAAGTCCAAAATAAGATGTTGCACTATTTGATTTTATAGCAACATTACCATAAAGAATAGGTGTTGAGCCAACTATTAGACTTGAACTAAACGTAGCACTTGTACCACTTAAAGCACCAGTAAGCGTACCACCAGTTAAAGGTAAGTAACCAGCTAAAGCAGTTGTTGTAGCATAAATGTTTGAGTCTACCGAACCATCTGCTTTTAAGAACTGAGATGCTGTACCACCACTCTTAACTAAAGTAGTTGCGTTTAATGTGCCTATAATAGTTGCAGCGTTTCCACTACCACTTGTTTTGTTTATATACAAGCCTTCGCCGTTACCACCCTTAGTAATGTTTAAAGCTATGCCACTTCCGCTTGTATGGCCAATAGTGAAAGTATCTCCACTACCACTACTTGAGAAGCTACCAGTAGTTCCGATTAATCCGCCAGTTAAAGTACCACCAGTCAAGTTCAACTTGCTATCAAGCTGAGTTTGTATAGCACTTGTTACACCAGCTAAATAACCTACCTCTGTAGTTGTTGTAGTCGCACTTGCTGCAATCTTACCACTACCATCAGAAACCAATGCTCTTGATGCAGTTAAGTTAGCAGTTACTACGCTTGATGCACCACCAGTAATAGATGCTTGTGCTCTTGCTGTAGTAAAGTATTGATTTGTTCCCTCAGCAACATCTGATGTTGTTAAAACAACAGTTCCAGCAAATCCGTTTACAGTTGTAACTGGGAAAGTAATGTTTGTATTTGAAGCACTTGTGATTCTACCCTTGCTATCTACAGCGATTGTAGGCACAGCAGTAGAAGTTCCGTAAGTTGATGCAGTAACTCCAGTATTAGCTAAAGTTAAAGCAGATGTTACGTTTGCACTACCATCAAAACTTACTGACCATACAGCATCACCACTTGCAGCTATTGTTCTTGCAGTAGAAAGTGCGTTTGCAGCATTTGCGGTACCAGCTAAGTTAC